CTCACACTTTTCCATCTCGACCTTTTACTTTGGCTTATACTACGATTCTAACTGTATTGAGCACAATAGTCCCAATTGGTATATCTAAGCGACTCTTAAATTTTGATGAAACTTTAAATGGAATCACGAATTTTATCGCTCCTATAGATGTCAGAACCAGTGTTGGATTCCCCTATGTGAAACTTACTCGCGGTGCTCCAGGAAAATCGGCGTTGATCAAAAATCTAAGTGAACCCGGTCAACAAGCTAACTATGTTTTAAACGATGACCCTAATGGCCCTAAATTTCAAGGTAAACTTCTCTCAGATTATTTCTGGGATCGATATAAGACTGTAGAAACAAAAATCCGTCAAGGTATTGTTCCAGCATATTTTGCCTATGAAAATATGAAAGATGAGCTTGTTAGTGAGAAGAAAATTAAGAATGGAAAAGTCCGGACATTTGAATGCTTACCTCTTGAAATATCATTATTGACTCGTCGATATTTTGGTGTTTTCATGGGAGCTATGCAACAACAATGTGTTGAAAAGCCAGTAAGTGTAGGTATCAACCCAACATCTATGGATTGGACTCATTTATTTAATCGTCTAACCCGGTTTGGAGAAACTGCATTAATTGCGGGAGACTATTCAAATTGGGACGGAAAACTAATGGCTGATGTTCTACTCAAATGTATTGAAGCAATAAACGAATGGTATAATGACTCTGAGGAAAATAAGAAGGCACGTATTGCACTTGCATTATCTTTTATCCATACTGATATCCTCGTCTTAAACACATTAGTTCGTAAGCGCAGTGGAATGCCATCGGGAGTTCCTGTTACTGCTCCTCTTAACTCTGTAGCCAATTGGTTTTATATTCTTGCCGCTGTTGTTGATATGTTAGAACAGCAAGATTTTGAGAAACGGACTGGCCAAACTCTAACCCCACAATTTCTAATAGAACACATTGAATCCGCCTTTTATGGCGATGATCATGTTGTAGCATTATCTGGACTCTTACAAAAATATATAAATTTCCAGAAATTCATGAATTATTTTGCTGCTATTGGAATAAATTACACTGACTCCCAAAAACGAGAAAATGTTGATTTTGAATTTGAAAATATTTATCAGATCACCTATCTCAAACGTCGCTTTCTTCGCGACAAAGAACGCCCCAAACTCATTCGAGCACCTTTAGATTTGAACTCTATTACCGATATGATCGTATGGACTAAGAAGTCCCCATCAGCCACTAATATTGAAGTATACAAATCGCGCGTGAAAGATTTTGAGGACTCCCTCGCTCAGCATGAGCAAGAGACTTATGACGCATATATTAAAATTTTTAACCATGCAATTGATATTGTCCACCAGAACAAACCCCATATGGCTTCTAATTATCATAAAATATATACATCCTACACAGATCACACCCAGAACTTTCTTCGTGAAAGGGGAGCGATCTAAATAATCCGTTAGCGATAATTCCTTAAGAATTATCAGTGCTTTTATGCACCAGCCGGATTTTCATAATCACTTGATTCACCAAAAAAAAAAAAAAAAAAAAAAAAAAAAAAAAAAAAA